CTGACTCAAGCACGAGATGACCGACTCCGAAAGTAGGATATCCAAGATGGTCATGATAAATTTCATGTTCAACTCCTTCGTCGATTTTTAACTGTTCAAAAACTGCTTCTCTGTTCATTTTTTGTTCTCCAAAAAACTGTCGATGGATCGTTTGATCCTGCCTACTACCATTTTCACTGCAACATCTAATGGTGTATAAAACCACCAGTTCTTTTTGTGTCCTAGTTCACTCATGACATCCCATGTCACAAATTCCTTAGTCCAGTTGTCACAGTAAGAATTTCCTATTTTTAACACAACATGACCACCGCCATTTCGCGTGATTACTCGACGCATCTGTGCTTTGTAGGTGATCAATGACCACCAAAACTTCCACATAGATTTATCGTTCATCAACCATAGAAGAGTGAGCGCATAATCTTCGCAGTCGCCCTCGTATGGTGGTTCTTTCATAATTGTCCAAAAGTCACGAGACAAATACTGTTCAGTATCATACCGATACTTCCACGTCGCATTTAATTCAGCAAGCGCGTCTTCTCTGGTCATCACTCTCCCCTGTAAATTTTTTGTAGGTGATCTTCGAATTGTTCTACCTTATCTAGACGATTAGGCCAGTAAATGTAATCCTTTTCAGGATTTGCTTTTAGATTGTTGAGTAACGGCGTGATTGCGTTATACAACTTATCTAGTGTGTCTGTTGTAGTTTCTACCTTCGCCGTGGTCGACTGTACTACTTCAAGTTCATCTTCCGTGACGGCAGTAAAACCAAAATCGAATAGGTCACTCATAGCCCCATCCACTCCTTTGTCATTATGTAGTCTCTTACGAGACCACTCCGAACAATATCCTCCCATGTAAACTCGACGACTGAGAAATGTTTCAGTTGTTCAAGTATCTCAAGGAAAGTATTGATCCCTTGTTTATCAGACATCTGTTTAAAATCAGACTGTTTGTAATCTCCACAGAAAATGATTTTAGAACAATGTCCAATCCGTGTCATCACGGAATCCAGTTCGTGGTAGTTAAGGTTCTGCATCTCATCTACCAAAACAATCGTATTATCGAATGTCACACCTCTTATATAGGATGTTGATTCAAACTGTATGTATTTATTATGCACAAGTTTTTCATATGCGCGATCATCTTCAAAGAGATCCGCGGCAGCTGCACGATAAGGTCCAGTAAACGCATCTAGTTTTTCGTCGATTGTGCCAGGCAAGAACCCAACCTCTCGTGTGGGTACGGCACTGCGTATAATACGTAAAGAGTCGAACGGTGTACTCTTGTCCATGATCTCTTCAAGTGCGAGATACATGGCAAGGAATGTCTTACCCGTCCCTGCTGTACCTACCATTGCAATATTGTCACCCTCGCGCCATGCATTGTACGCTTCTTTCTGTGACTCAGTAATAGGATCAATAGTACGTAGGTCGTCAATGCGAATATTCATTGACTCGTTGATTTGTTGTTTAGTTTTCAAGGTCTAGTTAGACTCCGTCCGTGGTATTAATTATGTATAGAATTATCTACAAAACCGTACTTGCGTTTCTTTGCATCTGATAAACCAGTATTGCCTCCAGATTGTTTCTTAATCTGATCCAATTTATTCTTCCAATCACCGGACGTTTGACCCAAAACTGAACCTGTGTGTGTTACCAGTTCGGGTACACTTAAATGTACTTGTTCCCACTCACCAGAGGAAACCAGTTCTTCTTTCTTGGAGATAGAGATAAACATCTCTTTTACTTCTCCAGTCTCTTTGTTTCTTAAATCATATGTAGGCATAAATGTAGTTCCAGAAATGAAAAAGGCCCCATCAAGGGGGCCAGTTCCAGATAAGGATCACCCCCTTAGTCGAGTTTCAGCTTGTGATATTGCAGTCTCTAAAAACGTCTGTCGTTTCGCAACTTTATATGCAATATCTGCTTTCCCCCTTTTTTGCAATTTATGAATGTAATGTCCCAACTCTCGCGAGTCTTTTCTAAGTCTTTCTAGTTGATTAGGTTCAACCATACTCTCTCCTTATTGTTGTAACGTGGGAAATTATTCAACGAGTAAATCTGGAAATGCCTCCTTTACTAGTGTCTTTGTTATACCCTTTACAGGGGTTTCTTTGTTGATCATAGCGACTAACACTTCTGCATCACGAGGGTGCACTGACTCACACATGTCAATGAACATTTTCTCCCGCTTTAGGGGAGTTAATCTTTGAGATTCAAGAAGACCCTTCACGAAATACTTGAAGTTCATATGAGCCTTTAGTAGGGTATTAGGTGGGGATTCTTCTGAGGCAGGGGTGTAAGGTACTGGACCAGATGGTAGATTCCACTGGATTACCTTATCGAAACTTCCACGAAGCACATCTCTCAGTGCCATCATATCGTTTTCTTGCAAAACCTTTATCTTATCTTTCTTGGCACGTTGCTTAGCAGCCTTATCTAAAATTTCGAATACTTGTAACCGAATCGGTGTCATTGCCATAATAATATTTCCTTTAACGCATGAAGCTCATTATACACATATCTAGTGAGGATGTCAAGTCCTTTTTTTCGCGGCCCTTGCTGCATCGATCCATTTCTTTGCTTTCTTGCCGACGGGTTTGTTCGTAAACTTCCGAATGTCTTTGTAGGCACGTAACGTCTCTTTGACGTAATCCTTGCCTTCACTATTGTCTACGATTAACATGTTTTCTTTGCCAAAGGCAGTCTGAAACTCACCGATGTTCTGCTGGATTGTTTTCCACATATTTGAAACTTGATCATCGGGAAGTGTACGTGCTCTCATACGATTACGTTTTAGTGCGGTATCTTCATCGGTGTTGACAAAGATCATGGCGGTATCGTAACCCACAAGTTCAAGATTCTTTCTTGCCTTTTTCACTTTTGCAACGTCTTTACCTGTGCCATCAATGACCAAACCAAGACGACCCATAAGAAGACGAGCTTGTTTCCTGTCTGTCATTTGTTTTGCCCTTCCCCGAACCTCTTGTCCTTTGACTGAGAAGATTCCGTCCGGTGTCATGGGTATGTTGTTTTTATTGAGTAAGAACTCAAATGCGGTGTCTGAGTTGATGACCTTATAACCCAATGATGGGAGACCAGTGCGACCTACGATGAATGACTTACCAGAACCAGGCCCACCCGCGAGGAATACTGCCTTGAAGATTGCTGGGTCATCGACACCCTCTTCCAAATATTGTGAAAACCGTAACACTGTCAAACCTCGATTACTTGTATAGAGTTATTTATAAAAATTCATTTGTCCACGTTCAGATGACGTGAAGAAATTCTTACCTGTATAATACCATTATAATATTTATCATCACGGAGTACGTCTCTACGAATTTGTTCTAATAATTCTTCGTATGATAACTCACCCTTCGACTTACAGAGTTTTAAGATCCTACGTTCATACTGATCCCCACCCTTCTCTTCTACCAGAGTTTTCAGTGTCTCGTTAGAACCATAGTAATCACGCCAGTCAGATTGTTTACGAACAACCCTCTTACGTTTTTTGCCTTTGAGTGGGGGGAGTCTTCTTGTTGACCAGAAGTTCTTTTTACCGACATACATCTTACCGGTATCAAGTTCTGTGATGAGATAAACGAACCCGACGAATTGTTCTAGGTATTCTTCGTCGGGTTCGAAGGTGTCGCCATGATAAGTCCAGTTGCTCACCCCCACTCGCCACCTTTTTGTGGTGTGCCACACATGGGGCAATATTCGGGGAGTTCTGCACAACCGTCCTTTACGATTAAGGTTACTTCAGTCTCACAGACCTCGCAACACAGATCGTATTCATATTCTTCTGCTTCCATTTCATGCTACCTCTTCCCACCCCCATTCGCCTTCCATGCCGACTACGGAATATTCGGTGACTCGCTTCTCAAAGAAGTTATCATGAGATGCACCGTTCAACACCCAATCAAGCCATGGGAGTGGATTGTCTTTTTGTCTAAACTTAGTTTTAAGTCCAAGTTGCAAAAGACGACGATCCGCAATGTGTCGAATGTACCGACGCACTTCCTCTTTTGTCAAACCCTGAACGTCATTACCCTTGAACGCAAGATTGATAAACTTATCTTCAAGGTCTACAGCGTTTCTCGCCATACTATATATCTTACTCTTGAGTTCATCATTGACAATACGAGGATGTTCTTCACAGAATGTACGGAATAACTTTGCGTTACCCTGCACGTGTAGTGTCTCATCACGGATAGACCACTCGACAATAGTACCCATACCCTTCATCTTACCGAACCGTTGAAAATTGAGTAACATGACAAAGGAACTGAACAAAGACATGCCCTCGTTGAATACAGACTGTGCCAGCGCAAGGGCCAGACCTGTATGGGAAGAAGTGTCGCCCTCTTTCATAAAGTCTACTTTGTCCGCCATCTCTTTATATTCGAGGAACTTGTGGTACTCTTCGTCGGGAAGACCAAGCGTGTCGTTGAGCAGTGCGTAGGCTCGTTGGTGGACTGCTTCCCGACCCGCAAAGGAAGAGAGCATATTTCGCACTTCATTGTTTTTGAATTTAGGGATG